TCCAAATAAGTATAGGGGATAGAGATGAAACAGCATCTTTGGAAAGATGATGCTCTCTGCCTAGGTTCTGATACAAATATATTTTTTGACATATATGAAGAACAACCAGAAACACGAGAATTTGTAGACTCTTTGTGTAGAACATGTCCAGTATCTAAAACATGCTTTGCTGTAGGAGTATCTGGAAAAGAATGGGGAGTTTGGGGCGGTATCTACTTAGAAGGTGGAGAAGTTTCTAAAGAATTTAATAATCATAAGACTAAAAAAGATTGGTCTTATACATGGCAAGCATTGACAATGGAGCAATAATGTATACAGATAAAATGCGTATGGCATTTCATTCTATTACACCGCCACAAAATTTTGGTGTAAGCCTTATTGACAATGAAACCTTCATTACGATAAAATTAGATGAGAAGTCCTTTATTAGAATGACTCATGATGAAAAACTTGAGGCAATCAAATATGTCTCTATGGTCAAGAAGGCTTTAGAGATGGAGGGTGCAATTGTGCTAGTAACTAGGGAGCCACTAAAGTAATGCAAACATTTTTACCTTCATCAAATGCAATAACTGTAGCAAGATGGCTTGACAATAAAAGACTAAACAAGCAGATACTCGAATGCTATCAAATCCTTAATGTCCTATCTGGCAAGTCAAAGACTGGTGGATGGCGCAATCATCCTGCAGTTTTGATGTGGAAAGGTTATGAGCGTGGTCTATGGAGTTATGTTCAAGCAATGATTCGTGAGGCTAAAGATCGTGGTATTCGTACAGAAAACAATGAAGCAAACCTTAATAATCTAAAGATTCAATGCTGGGATACATGGGGTAACAATCCACCAGAGTTTTGGAATGATACAAATAAACTTATGCGTCTTACTACAACACATAAAGCAAATCTATTTGACAAAGATCCAATCTATTATGCTAAGTTTGGCTATGCTAAACATAGTTTATATAATCAGCCTTGCTGTTCAACTTGTAAATATTATTGGGTAACACACGAACAACGATGAGTATATTTATATCTATAGCAAGTTACAGAGATCCAGAGTTAGAAAGAACTATTAGGTCTGCTATAGACAATGCCAAGTATCCACAAGATCTATACTTTGGCGTAGTAATACAAGAGTTTGATAAGTTCATGCCTGACATTTCTTGGGTTCCAAACTTATCTTTAGTAACTATGCATCCAAGAGATGCAAAAGGTGCAGGGTATGCAAGATCTATTGCCATGGGTCTTTATAACCATCAAGATTACTTTTTACAAATAGATTCGCATACTATATTTGAAAAGCATTGGGATATCCTGGCTATTGAACAACATAATAAGTCTAGAAGCATTGCTAGAAATGACAATGTAATTCTTTCTTATTTCCCCCCACCATTTTATGTAGAGCCAAATAAAAAGATTAGTATTATAAAGAATAATAAGGTACAACTACCATATCCTACAAAGCAAGAGCCAATGCTAACCAAGCGTGGCGAATGGACTGCAAAAAGACTTGAACTGACTGATAAGAATTCACCTGAACTATCTACAACAGTTCTTGGTGGCTTTATATTTACTACAGGAAATATTGTACAAGAAGTTCCATATGATCCAGAGATATCATTTTTTGGAGAAGAGATTTGTTTTGCTGTGAGGGCATGGACAAGAGGTTGGGATATATATTCTCCATGCGTAACTATTGTTTATCATTTTTATACTCGTGAAGGTTATAGCAAGATATGGAAAGATAGAAATATTCGTAAACTATCATGGAAAGAAATAGAAAATATGTCTAAGGATAAACAAAGACGTGTTTTATGCGGAATTGAGCAGGGGGTATTTGGAGTAGGCTCATACCGCCATCTAAAAGCATATGAAAAAATGACAGGCTTAGACTTTAAAAAAATGTATAACCATGACAGTGATACAATAGTAGTTAGGGAGATGATTTAAAATGGAAATTGCCTTGATCGTATTAAGTATATTTGCTGCATCATTTATGATTTCATACATAGCAGTGGCAAGAAAACTAAAGGCAGTAAGCAGTGGATTTGCTGAACTATTTGTTGCATATAGTTCAATGCGTGATGCTGTAGAAGCAAAGACTGCATTTGCTTCTTCTCCAGAAGATCAGGATGTACATAGAGAAAATTTTATTAAGTTTTTGTCTGATTCTCGTGACTGGGCTTTTGACTACATAGAACAATCTCAAGAAGTAATTAAAGATATCATTGTTGAATTAAATAAGATTGACAGAAAAGATCTATCAGAGAAGTTAGTAAAACTACTTCCAGAAACAAATGATGATAGACGCTAGGGGAATTCCTACTTGTGACTGCCCTATCTGTGGGCAAAATTTGTTTAGAGCGTTAGTTTCTTTTGACCCACAAACATATATGGTTGGTATGTATCATTTAGATATTCAATGTGACAACTGTGGTGCATTATGTACCGCTCCAACTCCATTGGATCATCCAGAGAATCCAGACAAGACAAAAGGGGAAAAAGATTGAAAGAGATATTTCTATCAGTATTAACAGGTTTTGGATGTGGCGTAGTATTCGCTGCATTCAAGTTGCCAGTTCCAGCACCGCCAGTATTCGCAGGGGTGGCAGGAATAATCGGGCTATGGGCTGGCTATGCTATACTAATAAAGGTTCTATCCTAGGAGGAAAAAATGGAACTAAGTAAGAAACACAAAGCAATGCTTGCATCATATGCACGTTCAATCGTTGGTGCAGCAACAGCACTTTATGTCGCTGGAGTAACAGATCCAAAGGATCTCTGGGCTGCACTTGTTGGTGCGCTTATCCCAGTAGCAGCACGTGCAATCAATCCAAACGATGCAGCATTTGGTCGTTTGCCTAAAGCATCTGCCGTAGAAGAGGCTCTTAAGGCTGCAAAGCCAAAGAAGAAGGCTGCTAAGTAATTTAGTTAGTCAATTAGGGCGGGTCTAGAAATAGGCTCGCCCTATTTTAATATATCAATATACTTATCTTTTAAAATGTCAATAGAAAAATTATTATAACCAAGATCAAATGCTTTTTGTTTTTGTTCTAATTTGTTTGAACTATTAATATAATTATCAACTAATCCAGCAAGCATTTCTGGATCTGCTTCATAAACATCAATCTCTGTTCTTGCTTTAAACTGATCTATCTTTGTAGATTTTACAAGCCACTCTTTAGGCAATACCTTATTATTAGGAGATATATCTGTCATGAATACTGGTAATCCACTTAGTAATGCTTCATTCATTGGAAGGCATAATCCTGCATACCGCCTTGGTAAAACCATTGCATCAAAACCAGAATAAAGATTTTGTCTATCTTCTGGGCTAGATGTATCAATAGATAATCTACTATCATTTGTATTAATATCTAGTTGAGACTGAGACTTAATAATAATTTCGTAATCTGCTTTAGAATATTTAAGCATTTCAATAATGGTATTTGTTCCATTACGATCTAGGTGGGCTGCCTTGCCCCCAACATGTAATAATCTCATATGATCTTTACTAAAATTATTTGACTTTGCCTCAGTGAATAAGGAAGGGGTGGTTGGCGGCGGTAGATGAATGACCTTAGACTTATGCCCAAAAGCCTCTGTAATAGCCTCAAAACCCCATAGACTAGGTGCTAATAGAACGTCTGGTAGTTCAAGAGTAGGGTTTTGAAGATGATCTAAGAACTCATAGTTATATTGTAAAAATGTTTTAACTCCACGTCGTTTAGCCATTGGAATAAAATCTTTACCATAAAATGTTTCGCAAGATAATAGCACATCAATATTTTTTAAGAATGCCTGCATATCTTGAGGCTTTGGAAATCCCCTTATATGTTGACAATTATATTTATCATACCATTCTGGATGTTGTTTATTTTTATTAAATGGTTGTGAATTTATAAGCATTACCTTATCAGGATTAAGCATATAAACTAGTTCTCTAGTTTGATTTCCAAGACCAGTATTGTCAGATCTTGCAATTATTCCTAACCTCATTTTATTATAAAAGATCCATCTCTTTATATAATTGTTTTAGTCCACGCAAAGTTCCTATATCCATATACTTGCCGCCTGGTCTAATTGCTTTTATGTTTGCGCTTTCATCAATCCATTCTTGAATTTGTTTTCCTGGATGATCTAATTCAGGATTAATATACCTGATCATGTTCTTTCTAAACAACATAGTTCCCCACATGTCTGGATACTCGCAATCGGAAACTTTATCTTTAGAAGCATATACTCTGCCTTCAGATCCAATAGCAACTTGACCAACTCTTCCTTTTAATTCTTCTGTGCATTCCCAAACACCTAAAACTAAGTCAGCCTTATCTTCTTTAAATAATTCTTTGTATATATTTGACGGTGCATTTAAAATATAAGTATCAGGCATTCCAACAACTACAGTATCATTATATTCTCCAATCATAAACTTAATTGCATCAGACATTGTAGATGGCTCTTTAACAATTAACTTAATATTCATATCCATGTTTTGAATAATTGGAACCCATTCAGGTCTAGTTGCCACACGAACTTCATCACATACTTCTAACATTTGTTCTACATGCCACTGCAGTAGTGATCTTTCATCAGAAATAGGGAGACAAAATTTTGGTATACCTCCAATTCTGGATGCTTTTCCAGACGCTGGTAAAACTCCTATGGTATTCATTGTTTTAGTTTATATCTTTTCTTTAAAGTTGCTATATCAGTTACTTCCCAATAATCTAATGGTTTTGTAGGATCATTAAATGGATATTTGTATTCTCCCCAACCCTCTCTAGTTCTTGTACCGCCCCATTTAGCCTTGAAGTAATCATGTACGCCATCAATATTAACTTTTAGCCCATCCTTTGATGCCCCGCCATCTTGTTGGCAGATAACATCTACTTCGTTATTTCCATAATCTTTTATTCCAGCAAGCCTAGATCTATGATCGAAGTCACAATCTTCAAAATATCCAGGGTAGAAGTTTTCATCAAAGTATCCAATTTTTTCTACAACCTGTTTATTAATACCACAGAGATGCCAGCCATGTGTTGTACGAAAAAACAAGCCTTCATAACCGTTTAACATTTCTACAATATGAGAAAAGGGTTTATTAAACAACATTGAAGATGATACTATGAAAGTCCAATCATGACCTTTCTTTAATCCTACATTCCAAGATCTTGGTATACCTATGTTTTCTGATTGATATTCAACCTGAAAGCCATACTTTTCTTCAAATATCTGACATTCTTTCTTACCACTATTATCTACCAACAATACATTTTTATCTTTGATTGTTTCCATGCAGTTGTAGATTCTTTCTGTTACTCTATAAACTGGAATACAAATTAAATAATCTGTGTCTAATAAACCCATGCCCATATCATTCCTCCACGTTCCCATGATCCCATAGTTCTAACATGATGTGTCTCAGATAGTTTTTTTACTATATCACCCATCTTGCTTCCAGACCTGATATCAAACTCCATTGTAATGTATTTACATTTTTGTAAGTTTTCTTTTGAAGCACCAAGAATAATTTCTACTTCTGCACCTTCAACGTCAATTTTTAAAACATCAACTTGGTTAATGTGATAGAGTTCAAAAAAATTATTGAATGGCATTGCTTCTACCTCAGCACCAAAAATACCATCATCTTTTATTGTTGAACCGCCACCTTCATCACTAATAGTGACAGTTCCTTTAAAATCAGTAATAGCATAAGGACATGGATAAATTTTATCTTCTAGATTATTAATTTTTATATTTTGTTTTAATGCATCTAGGTTATGTGGTTCTGGTTCAACAGCATATACAGTTGCACCAAAATTAGCGGCATATATAGAAAATGCTCCGATGTTAGCACCAAGATCAATAACTACTCCACCATGATTAAAATGTGTATCTTTAACTTCATAGACATTTTCTTTCCATATTTCGTTTACTACAATCATATCTGTAGGGTAGTTATCTCTTATATTAAATTTTATAAGATCAGTATTTGGAACTGTGTAAATCATATACCTAACTCCTTGAGAATTTGTTGCCATCTATTTTTATAAGTATAGTTTTGTTTAACTAACTCATGTCCTGCTTTTCTAATTGCTTCACGCTCTTCATCATGTTCTAAGTAATAGTCAATTAGTTCTTTTAATTGTTTGAAGTTTCCATACTCATAAAATACTAAATGTTTTTTATCCTCAAATTCTCTTTCCATACCAGAAATATATGGATGAATAATAAATCCACCACGCCCCATTGTTTCATATACACGATCAGACCAATAGTCTGGATATTTAAAGTTGATACAAAGGGTATCGCCTATAATAATTTTTGTTGACCAATATAATTTATTTAATTTTAGTCCACGTACTGAGGGAAGACCACCAATACCATAATGCTTAAACTTATCTTCATATGTATTGCCAAGCCAATCAATTAGTTTTGGTCTATAGTCCCATTCTGGATGATACTTTTTGCTACCTACAAATGCTACATCGTTAGTTAATTCAACTTGTTTAAATATACATTCTTTATCATAAACTCCAGCAGGTACGTAGTGACCTTTTACATTTGTTTTTTGATTAAACCAATCAGCCATCTTTTTATCTACTGTAAAGAAGTGACCAATATATTTATAAACTGGATGGTTATTTAAATCTTTTTGCCTTTGTAGTCCAAACCAAAGATCAAGATGATATGTCATTGTAGGAATTTTATAATCTGCAAGGGTACGAAGAACCTGACCCATTTCATATTTACCAGGAGTTCTCCACCCATGTGTATGAATCCATATAAATAAATCACAATCTATAGAAGATTTTAATATGTCTTCGCTCTTGGCTTCGCTTTCTTGAAGCCTTATAACTTTATGACCCATTGATTCAAGGGTATTAGCATGATGAGTTTCGCTGGTATAGTCAACACGAAAGTTACCTAGAAAAGCAATTTTAGCCATATTACCCCTTTATTCAATTATATCATTAAGATAATCTATTGCTCTTTGTAATCTAACTGTATCATCTTGAAAAACTCCAAGACCACGATTACAATTATGGCAAATATGTCCTCTAAATGTATTTGTTTCATGATTATGATCTACTACCCAGACACTAGCATTTCCACCAGTGCCTTTTAATTCTTCTTCATTCTTTAAACAAATAGGACAAATATATCCTTCTGTCGGATAACCATATATTTTTCTTAGTTCTTCTCTTTCTTTAGATAGTTTTTTTGCACAAGATCTACATTCAGGTCTTAAATATTTACCACCACTTGATGGAGAAAAATTTGAGTCTGGTAAGTTTAACTTACATTTACTACAAGTTTTCACGAGCCTCCTGTAGGATTTGAACCTACGACAACCCGCTTACAAGGCGGGTACTCTACCCCTGAGTTAAGGAGGCAATGCTGGTCTGGTAAGACTCGAACTTACGACCTAGGCATTAACAGTGCCCCGTTCTGCCAACTGAACTACAGACCATTATTTAGTTTTAGGTTTAGGCATTCTATCTTTGATTAAAGATATTGCA